GAAGGCCCAGGCCCAGTAGTTCACAATTGTCAAAATTGTACGCAAAAAGAAATAGTAACTTTAATGACCAGAGTTGGAGAATTTAGTAAGTGCTTTTTGTTAGCTGACCCTGATCAATCTGATTTAACGAATGGTAAGTCTGGAGGTTTTGAAAGGTTGCAGACTCTATTCAGCGATGAAGAAAGCCAACAAAATGGAATCTATTCTTTTCACTTCACCGAAGAAGATATTAAAAGAAGCGAATTAGTAAAATTCGTAGTAACAAAACTAAAAAATATAAAATAGCTCAAGGTATTTTGCGCCAACCTTGATTGTATAAATATTTTGTTAATACAGCAGCGAATTTTCTCACTTTCTTTTCGGACTTTTCCCAAAAAAAGGCATGAGCAAATTCTTCGATAGTAACGGACATCTCCCTCTTGGGGAGAAGCCTCGGGTCGATTACAATCTCGGGAGATTTAGAGTCTGGAGAGTCACAAAATCCTTCCGCATTGATTTTTGTAGTGATTTTATTTCTATTAACCGAATACTCTACACCCAAATCAGTCTTAAATTTAAAACTTTTACTTGTTTTTTTGCTCATAATTACTATAACTCTTTAATAAAATGAAAATTTATTGCCAAAAGTGCGGTTTCGGAGTCTCTTACTCTTCTGATAAACCAAAATTTTGTTCTAGTTGCGGCCACGCTCATTTTCCATCTTTAAAAACCCAAGAGTCCCTTTCGAGTAAAATTACACAAGAAGATGACGAGGAAGAAGCTTCGGAGGGAAGAGTCCTTAACATCACCTCTTTGCAAATTGAATTCGACAACTCCTCCTCGAAATCAACTAAATTAAAAAATTTAATAGGAACGAGTAACGAAAGCAATAGAGACCCTGAAGAACGAAACCAAATAGTTCCCCTCAGTCAAAAAGACTTTCTAGAATCTTTCAAGAAAGAAGCCGGATTCTACCCCTCCCGACAATCGCCTGATGAAACAGAATCAGATTAAATTCGAAAAACAAATAGATTTAATCAATGAAGAGATAAGAAAAAGGAGATACAAATGGACCTTATCTACTCTTAATTGGATTGATTTTGAAGACGTTTCTCAAATTATAAGATTCCATCTTTTTAAAAAATGGCATTTGTATGACCAAAGTCAGCCTATGCTTCCTTGGGTAAATAGAATAATTTCTAATCAAATTAAAAACCTAATTCGGAATTACTACGGTAATTACACTAGACCATGCTTACGCTGTTTGGCTGCTGTTGGAGTGAACGGATGTCGAATATATAAAGATCAGAATTCTACATGTCCAATGTATGATAATTGGGAAAAAACAAAAAAAGTCGCATATAATTTAAAAATGACCGTCTCCATAGAGGATCACGAACGAGAAGTGGGTGAATTACCAAACGAACATCCAGACATGTCGGCAGCTGCGATCAATCTTCACAAAAGAATGCAGGAAGTGCTCAAGCCGATAGAGTGGGTAATATATAAATTATTATATATCGACAATAAAGACGAAGCCCATGTATGTAAAGCATTAGGATTCAAATACAATAAAAATTTAAAAGTAGCATACAACAAACAACTAAAAAATATCCAAAAAATAATAATCAAAAGAGCCAAAGAGTGCATGGAGGATATAGATTTATGACGAGTGAAATAACTTTAAATCAAGATCAGCAAAATCTGATAATCAAAATCTGGAACAACGATAGAGAAAATCCTCCCGATTTGTTAGATCTCACCCGAATGATTTTCCCCGAAGTCCCCGATATAGACGGGAGAAGTTCCTATGGAAAAGCTGTTAAAAAATTTTTAGCATCGAGATCTTTAAAAGTAATTACAAAAAGCGCATACGTGCCGATGGGTAGAAAAGAATTTTCTCAAGATCAAAAAGATTATATAGTAAAACACGCCGCGTCCATGACCTCTGTAGACTTAGCTAGAGATATTTTCCAAGATCCAAAGCTGGGAAACTTATCCATAGAAGTTAGAAGTGTCCAAGAGTATTTAGCGACTCTCCCCACGCAAATCCGAAACGTTATCACAGAACTGTCGGAACCGGAAGAAGCATTAGGAGATTACAGACCGCCTAGAACCCTAGAACGCGCTTTAAATAAAATAAACAGATTTGTCCTTAACGCTATAGATAAAGACAAGATGACACCCAGACAAAGAAGAGATTCTAATTCTTTAATTTCTTATCTTCATACTTATAGATTTTTGCATCAAATAGCTACTTACTCAACTGTCATTACTAGAGATCTTTTTGAGAGCAGCTTTATTAGATATACTTATGATAAATCAGATCTAACTCAAGAAGAAGTTGATCAATATATAGTATTAGCTACAGAAGTTGTAATCTCCTCAAATATCCAAGAAACAGTTCAAATTTTACAAGACCAGATAAATCAAGAAGTTGATTCGGGAAACAAAATCCCGATGGCTCTAGTAGACGCTGTCACATCAGCCAGAACGGAATACAATCAGTGCGTCTTAAGGCAACAAAAATTACTAAACGATCTCAAAGTTAAAAGAAGTGAAAGAATTTCTAATCAAATAAAAGAAAACGCATCTATCTTAAATCTTGTTCACATTTGGAAAGATGAGGAATCGAGAGGCGAGATGATAAAGATGGCAGATATGAGGCGCGAAATTCTAAAATCTGAGATGTCTCGAATCGCTTCGATGGACGATCTTAAATCAAAGGTGTGCGGCTTAACACAGGATGAGGTTTTGAATGGTTGAGTGTAAAATTTGTCATGTCGAATTCGAGTCGGAGAAGTCTCTGCACGGTCATCTAAAAGCTCATAAAATGAGAATGGTAGAATACTACCAAACTCACGAGCCTCGTAGAGATTTACAAACCAATGAATTAATAAAATTTAAAAACAAAGATTATTATTTTTCTAATGACTTTAATGATAGAAGCTCAATGAAAGAATGGCTTAAAAACCAAACTGAAGAAAATCGAAAAAAATATTTAAAAAAATTCTTATCGCAAAGAAAAGAAAAGCACAATTTGAGATATGCTCCTTGCCAAGTAGAATTGAGATCAATTGTTAGTCCTCCGGCTTCTTATTTTCATAAGTTATTTGGAGATTATTACTCTATCTGCCGAGACTTGGGTTTTGAAAGTAAATACGCCTACCCAATCGAAAAATTAAAATCCGAAGAGAAATCTGGTTTTGTTATCTATATTGATTCGAGAGAACAACTACCGCTCGATATAGACTACCCAGTTGAGCTTAAGGGCTTAAAATTTGGAGATTACGCACTAAGTGACCCAAGTAGTAAATGTCGCATAGAAAGGAAGTCTGCGAGAGATCTATTCGGAACCATGAGCGGCGGATTCGATAGGTTTTGTAAGGAAGTCGAAAGAGCCGAGGCTGATCAGTCGGATCTAGTTGTTTTAGTTGATGAACCTCTTTATGATTGTTTAAATTTCGAATCGCTATACAGGGTATCTAATAAAATAAAAATTACCCCAGAATTTATATTTTTTAACATTAGAAAAATCATTCAAAAATACGCCAACATTCAATTTCTATTCGTAGACAGCCGAACAGAATGCTCAAGAGTAATGAAAAAAATATTCTTCAGCAACAAAGAGTATAAAAAATACGATTTGCAATTGATGTATGATTTAAAACTTCTATAATAGTAAAAAAGAAATATGTCTTGGATCGAAGGAACAAAATACAAAAAAGATTTAGAAAATTTTAACGAAACATTTCTTAGTTTAAAAGGGCCTCTTGAAGATAAAGAAGCTAGAATTACTTTGATAAAATTCTTAAGGCAAAATCTTTATTTTACAACTTATTTATTGAGTGGCGTAAAATTAGCTCCTTATCAAGAGATTACTTTGAAGGGATTCTTTAATAGAAATTTTTCCATGTGTGTTTGGGGTCGTGGATGTTCTAAGTGCGTTGTGTATGGTGAAGATACTCAAGTTTTCACTAAAAAGCACGGACTTGTTGCGTTGACTACTATCTTTCCTAAAGTTGACTTCTCAGATGGCGAAAAGTGGATAGACATCAAAGAGTTAGAGTTGTGGAACGGAAGCGATTGGGTTAAAACTACCAAGCTACTCGTGCAACCAAGCGTTGATTCCAGAACTATTAAAACAGACAAAGGGTATTCATTGACAGGCTCGATTAATCATTTAATAAAAGTTATTAACGCCGATTGTGAGATAGTATGGAAAAAGTTTAGTGATTTAGTTGTTGGTGATTTTGCTTGTATTAGTAGAAGTTCTATAGCTTTAGATGACAAAGATGATAAAGACGTATCTTATTTAGTTGGTCTTATTTTAAAAAGTGGGTTTTCAGCCCTAGAACTACAGGGTATTTTAGATTCGTTTTCTCTTAATAGATCGGACGAATTTAGCCAAGGTGAAAACGCCGTCCTCTCCTATCTCCGAATCTTATTCGATATTGATGGAATCGTTACTCCGGGCAAGTTAACGATAAGGTATCGATCTTCGTCAGAGCGGCTAGCTAAGTATATTCATAGGTCTTTATTGCTGTTTGGCATTGTATCTTCTTTTTACGAACGCAGCACCACCGCTAAAGACAGCAAACGTTGGGTTGTTAAGATCAACGGGCGGAATTGTAGGATATTCCATGAAAAAATTGGATTCCGGACTCTCAAAGAAAAACTCGCTTTAGAAGCTAACCTTAGTGACGAATCAATAGAGGTTGAATTTGATAAAATCCCATTTGCTAGGGAACATGTCCAAAACGAAATAAGATCAGGGCGCAGATTTGAGAAAGGCCTATCTCAAGAATGGAAAAAAAATGTTCGCAAGAAAAGCAGTGGGGAAAGTCTTAGTTATCAAACCATTGAAAATTATATAAATTTTTTCAAAAAGACTCATATACCCAGCGAAAAATTATCAAAACTAGAAGAAATTCAAAAAGAGAACTTTTTCTTTGATGAAATCAAATCCATCGAAAGCTCAACTCAAAACTGCATAGACTTTAACATCCCGATTGGAGAAAGATACTGGAGTAACGGGTTCGTATCTCATAATTCTTTTATTGCTAGTATTTATTGCTTCTTGCAGTGTGTATTTGAACCTAATTCTAAAATTCTAATAGCCGGCCCAACCTTCAGGACGGCCAGGGGCATTTTCAACAACATAGAAAAAATAACAGAAAGTAAAGGCGCCGAACTCTTAATGCAAGCGTTCGGGGTTAAAAGTAAAAGAAACGATTTATTCGAGTGGGATATTAACGGTGGGTCTATAAAGGCTATCCCGTTGAATGGCGAAAAGATTCGCGGATTTCGTGCTAATATTCTTGTTCTTGATGAGTTTTTATTGCTGCCCGAAGAGATAGTTAAAAATATATTAATGCCCTTTCTAATTGCCCCTCAAGACATTAGTAGGAGGTTAGATATTCGAGAGTTGGAGGATTTATTAATTAAAGAAGGAAAGATGGTTGAAGGAGATCGAAAGGTTTTTGAAAATAATTCTAAAATGATCGCTCTTTCTTCAGCTAGTTATACTTTTGAAAATCTATATAAAACATACCAAGAGTGGATCGCTAACATAGAATCAAAAGACAAAGGTGAATCTTCTTACTTCGTCTCACAGGTCGGATACCAAGCTTTACCAGAAGAAATGGTAGATAAAACTATCATCGAAGAAGCTCAAAGTGGCGGAACATCTCACTCAGCTTTTCTAAGGGAATACTGCGCTCAGTTTACAGACGGTTCAGATAGCTACTTCAATGCTAAAAAAATGGAAAGCTGTACCTTGAAGGATGAACATCCACACACTCTGATCAAGGGGAATCCTGGAAAGCAGTATATTGTTGGGATAGATCCGAATTTGAGTGACAGCCCTAACGCTGACTATTTCGCCATCGCTGTGATGGAACTTGATGAAAATAATGTAGGAATACTAGTTCATACTTACGCTGGTTTGGGCAGTTTACATAACCATGTTAAATATTTTAGTTACATTATGACTTACTTTAATGTAGTTTTAATCATAGCTGACAATGCGGGAGCAGACATCTTCTTAGACACATGTAATCAATCAGAACTATTTAAAAACGCAAACATAAATATAAAAAATTTAGAATTTGCATCCGACTCTGACGGGCTCAATCACGAACAGGAAATAAAATCAGCTAGATTTCAATATAATTTATCAAATCATCGAATAGCTTTTAGTCAATTTTTTACTTCTAATTTTATTAGGAAAGCTAATGAACATTTACAGGCTTGCATCGACTATAAGAAGGTTTTGTTTGCTTCTCGGACTTGCTCTAACGAAAACTTCTTCAACTCAACTGTGGGAACTAAATTGCCTAATGATTTGATTTTTGTTGGCGACAAATCTGACTGGTCTCCTTTGGATTTTCTAGAGCATCAAGATGATTTTATTTACCAAACAAAAAAACAATGTTCTTTGGTAGAGTATTCGACGACATCTAGAGGGAGCCAAAATTTTGATTTACCTCAGCATTTGAGGAGAAGTTCTTCAGCGACGAGAGCTAGGAAAGATAATTACTCCGCGCTTCTATTAGCTAATTGGGGCGTAAAATGTTATAATGAAATGATGAAGCAAAACGTGGAAGAGCCCTCTACGTTCACCCCCGTGATGTTTTAGTGTAATCCGATATAGGCATGGCGAATTTAGTAAGGAGAAAACAAGTAGACCAAGTTGAGTTTTCTGGCTTTTTTACAGAAGTCGGAGGGGCGAACTATTATCCTAAACTAACTAATCCTTCAGGGTATTTACTACAAAGCGATTTAACTACCGCTACTGGCACTGTAAATAATACAATAAATTCCGTCTCAGGGGTCTTAAATACTCGAATTATAGCAACAGGAGTATATATTGCTACTTATTCAGATGGAGTAAGTGGTGCGTTATCAACAAGATTAATTTCTTCTGGTTCTGGTTTGCAATCTTCCATTAGCGGTTTAAGTGGTTACGTTGTTACCACAAGCGGTAACCTTAGATCAACTATTAGTGGAGCTAGTGGAGTATTGGATATAAAAATAAACACAAATAGTGGTTATCTCCAATCTTATGTGGATACAATTTCTGGAGTTTTAAATACTAAAATTTCAGCATCATCTAGTGCGAGTAATGTGAATAGTATAGTTAGCGGCGCAAATTTTCATTTTACTGGTGCAAAAATTTTCGATTCGCAAATCACGACTACAAAAGTGAGTTTTAGTGGCTTACTAGCTCCTACGTCGATATCTGTCGTAGCTTCATCTGGGGTCGTGTCTATAGTGGGCACAGGTGGTACATTTGTAAGCTTTTTCGAGACTGGAACTGATGGCTCTTTATGGGCCGTTACGAATTCTGCCGGCTTCCCAATGATAGAACTTTTTAACGATCAGTCTTTGATTCTTGGTCTTTCGAGTAGAAAATCGATCACGTTAAGCGGGTTGTCGGGATACGTTTCTCTTCCGAATTTACCAACTCAAGCTCAAACGGGAGGATTACCTCCTGGGGTTATCTTTAGAAGCGGAAACTATTTAATGATTATATGACAAAGAAAAAGGTAGAAGAAATTAAACCTATGATGACCGCTTACGCGAATGCGAGCGCTACGACACCTTCTAGGAGAAACGTTTCTGGAATCATAGAGCGAACAGATAGATTTCATAATATAGATTACGGTTTGGTTCCTTTCAAATATAGTTACTCCAATCGTAATAAAAGTTCTTTAGACGTCAGAGACGCTGTCATTCTCTGTCAAAAAGCTTATTATAATTTTTCTTCTTTTAGAAATGTTATTGATTTGATGACGGAATTTTCCTGTAGCGATCTTTACTTTACTGGAGGTAATAAAAAATCAAGAGAATTTTTACAAGCTTTATTTAAGAAAATTAATATTTCTAATTTTATAGATAAGTTCTTTAGAGAATATTATAGGTCTGGGAATGTCTTTGTATATAGATTTGATTACAAAGTAAAGCAAGAAGATATTTTAAAGATCACTCAAGTATTTGGTAGTGATGCTCCTGAGATGATTAATTCTAAAATTGATCTGCCCGCTAAGTATATGATATTGAATCCGGCAGACATTCAATACGGAGGAAGCATTTCATTTACTGGGGGTGTTTATTATAAAATTTTAACAGACTACGAATATCAAAGGTTAAAAAACCCGACAACCGACGAAGACAGAGAAGTCTTAAAAAGCCTAAGTGAAGATAATAGGCTAAATATTCAAAAAAAGATTTATTCAGGAGCTGGAGCTTTCATAACTATTCCATTAAATCCAGAGAAGGTAGCTGCTGTATTCTACAAAAAACAAGACTATGAACCGTTTTCGGTGCCTATGGGCTTTCCAGTTTTGGAAGACATTAACTGGAAGCAGGAAATGAAGAAGATGGACATGGCTCTCACTCGAACTACTCAACAAGCTGTGTTGTTGATTACGATGGGTAGCGAGCTTAAGAGCGGTGCTTTAAATATTAATCAAAAGAACATCGAAGCTATGCAAGCTCTTTTCCAAAATCAATCTATTGGAAAAGTTCTCGTGTCTGATTTCACAACAAAAGCTGAATTCGTTATCCCTGATATCGCGGGTATATTAGATCCTAAAAAATATCAAATTGTCAATGAAGATATCCAGAGTGGATTAAATAACATCTTGATCGGAGATGAGAAGTTCTCAAGCACAAGCATTAAAGTTAATATATTTATACAAAGATTGAACCAAGGCAGACAAGCTTTTCTTAATGACTTTTTGATTCCTGAAGTTAAGCGTCTGTGCAAAAATTTAGGATTTAAGAATTTCCCGACGCCTCACTTCGAAGAAATCGACCTGAAAGACAGTTCGGTTTGGGATAGAGTCTCGGCGCAACTAGTTCAATTAGGGGTCCTAACTCCTGAAGAAGGCATCCAATCTATCGAAACTGGAAGACTTCCGGAGCCAGACGAGTCTCTAGAGTCGCAAAGGAAATTTAAAACGTATCGGGACGAGGGTTTGTATCAGCCGGTCAACGGAGGGAAAGCGGATGGAGCCGCGATGAATACAGGTAGACCGCAGGGAGCAACCGCACCGCAAACAACTAAAAACGTTTCGCCTACCGGAGGAAATTCCAAAGCTCCAGCAATAGCGTCTTATTCTATGGAAAAAATATCTAAAGCTTTCAAGGAATACGAATCCCTTTCCGCGAAAGTAGAAGATTTTTTAAAGAAAAAGCACAAAAAGAAATCTTTAAACAGCGCGCAAAAAGCGATAGTAGAAGAGATTAGCAAAAACATTGTAATGAATGAGAACAGCGCGAATTGGGACGCCTCGATCAAACCTTACGCGGAAGGATCTCAAAAACACGACGCGGAAAGGCTGTCTTTGCTTAAAAACATCTCAGAAAAGCATTCCGTAGATATATTTTCGGCGGCAATTCTAAATCATAGTCAAAAATAAATATAAAAAGTGTAACTTAAATAAGATAATACAATATAAATAAAATGAAGTTAGAGCTTGAGCAAGAAAACGTTGAAGAGAAATCTGAGGTTTCAGATTTCTACGTAGACTTCTCTCTAAAACTCTTAGCCGCCTTAAAAGCTAAAGTTCAAAGCCACAACAGCTCGAGCCCTAAAAAGTTCACCTTAAATCAAGTTATTCAAGCTTACTGCGTCGGCGCTAATAATTATATCAAAAATGAGACTGTTGACATAAACACTTATTCTATGGCCTGCGTCAATAAGATGCTGGAGGAAAAAGACGAAGAGATCAGCATGATCCAAGCCAAAGAAGATATAGAGAAGTTTGATTTAGAATTTGATTTTAAAAATTTTAATGATTTATATATATCTCCAGTAAAGGGCAAACCGCACACTTGGTTTGAAATTTAATTATGGAATTTAAATATACTACGACTTTCAGTTCTGTTTTGAGGCCCCTAGTTTCTGAAGAAAAAGATATTTATTTAGCTTTAGCTTCTTTGGTGGAGATTGGGAATTTTATACCTCACATTGACACAGAAAAAAATGTAGATTTACTGCCCGTAGCGTTTAACGCTGCTGTTGTGAATCGAGTTAATAAAAATGGTGACGTTCTCGACAGTAGGGCGGCCATCGCGTCTTACAAGGACTTCATAAACAAGCCGATTAACCTAGAGCACAATAGGGAAAGAATCATTGGTGTTATTTTAACCGCTGGGTTTAGTGAGTTTGGATCCGATCTTCCGTTAACAGAAGATCAAGTAGTTGATTTTAAAAGCCCATTTAATATTACCCTTGGCGGAGTCATTTGGAGAACAGCAAACCCTGCACTAGCCGACAAAATTGAAGAATCAAATGATCCTACTAGCTCTAATTATTTAAAGATTAGCGCGAGTTGGGAGTTGGGTTTTCATGATTATAATTTAATCCTTATAGATGGAGACTCTAAAAACATAGAAGATGGTTCTGAAGTATCTGAGGCCTCCGAGATTGAATCATTAAAATCTAATCTGAAATGCCTAGGTGGCAGTGGGAAAGTCGAAAAAAATAAATCAATTTATAGAAAAGTAATTGGAGCCATCGTCCCTCTTGGAGTGGGGCTAACGGAAAATCCCGCTGCTGACGTTTTAGGCGTTGCGGTGAGCCAACTTGAAGACGAAGAAGAAATTTTAGAAGAAAATATTTCCAAAATAGAAAATTTAAATGTAAATAAAGATATAGATAATAATGTTATGAAAATACAAAGCACCAAAGACATCACCGATGAGAATTTGAAGCAAGCTACGGCTTCTCAAATTTCTGATCTAATCGAACAGGAACTAAAGCAAGCTTCTGAAAAATTTGCATCTGAAAAAAATTCAGTTGAACTTTCTCTCAAAGCTGCTGAAGAGAAGAATACTTCTCTGAGCCTTTCCCAAGAAGCTCTCCGAAAAGAAATAGAAGATTTGAAAAGCTCTTTTAGCTTCCTTCAATTAGAGCATACTAAAATACTTGCTCAAGAAACATTCAATCAGAGAATGGGCAATCTAGAGTCCGAATACGAACTCAGCGACGATGTCAGAAAGGTTTTGGCAGAAGACATCTCGGCTCTGAGCGATGAATCTTTCGCGGCTTATAAAAATAAAATGGCAATCTTTTTGAAGAAAAAGGGCAAATCAAGCGCAAAATGTGATTGCTCTGGAGATTGCAAATGCGGCAAAGAAGCGGCTAAAGCTTCTGAATGGGTAGCTCAAATAGAGACTGCAAACGTTGATCAAAAACTTGAATCTTCCGTAGCGGGAGTCCTAGAAGAAGTCACGGATAAAGCTGAAAAAGCTACCGTTGACATGCCTATGACTTCGACAGCTTCCGAAGACTCGTTTTACAACAAATATAAACAAGCTTTTAATTACGATAGTTTCGTAATTGGATAATAGTAAATAAATAAAACAAAGAAAAATATATGGCTTATACATTAAGAGGTCTTAGAGATTACGACGAACATGATGTTCTAAATCTCTTTTCATACGATACAGCTGGACTTACCGCTGGCTCGATTAGCGTCATCAAGGGAACTTTGGTTAAAGTCGCTACTGGTTGGAAAAATTACGACACGGGAGCAATCCTCGGTGGCGGAATTGACTTTATAGGGTCCGCAGGGACTCTTTCTCCTACGAATGTCGTTTCTCAACGCTACGGAGTTATCGCTAAGGTCGTCATGAGCACGAGTGGCGAGACTCCCCTTGGGATGATGCTTTTCGACGTTAAAGACGCTGACGAAAATGGTGAACTCCTAAAATACAATCCTCGCAAAGCTGCTGAAATGCAAGCTGTGATTCCTGGGCAAGCAGTTCCAGTCGTTACTCGAGGTATCTTTTTGGTTCAAAACGTTGCTGGAACTCCTACTGCTGGCGGAACAGCTTACGCTGGCTTAACGGGACAAGTCACGGCTTCTACTGGGAACGTCATTGCAAACATTGCTATCGGCAAGTTCCTTGGAGCCGCTGACACAAATGGCGAAACTCTAATCAAACTGGCACTCTAATATAAGGAATCAACATGAGAATTAAACTTAAAAATACACCCGAACAAATTGAGCTGATTAAGGCTCTAGGTTCCAAAAACAGACTAGTTGCTGCTGAAGCTTCTGAAGCTTTTGCTGCATTCCTTGGGCCAGTAATCCAAAGAGTCATCTTGCAAGCCGGCACAGCGTCTCAGATTTATACCGACGCACCGTTTGATGAGAACGATTCCCCAAGTTACCCTCTCGATCTGTATTACAACGAATTGAATAACGGATACGTTAGCGTCTGGTCTCAGACTCTCGCAGGTGGGCTTCCATCTTCGCAAGATGTGTCTGCCGTTCAAGAGGTCAAGATCGCCACTTACCGTCTCGACAGCGCCGTTTCGATCAACAAACGTTACGCTCGGCAAGCCCGCTTGGACGTTATTGCTAAGCTGGTTGAACGCATGGCTCAAGAAGTCTTGGTTAAGCAAGAACGTAACGCTTGGGCAGTTGTTTTGAAGGCTCTCGGCGAGGCTTCGACTACTCCCGCCGGTGGGTCCGCTCTTAAACACTACCTCCCTGCTGGAACAATAGGTCAGTTCAAGATTGACGACCTTAACAAATTAATGACTCGCATTAAGAGAATTAACGAATCTTGGGCTGGCGGAACTTCTAGCGAATCGAACGGTTTGACAGATCTTTACGTCTCTCCCGAAATTAAAGAGAAGATTCGCGCTTTCGCTTACAATCCGCTTAACACCGTCGGTGGCGTTAGGACTGTGAATACCTCTGGAGCTTCCGAATCCGCAATCGCTCTTCCCGACAATATGAGAGAAGAGATTTATCGTAACGCTGGAATGCAAGAGATTTACGGCGTGAACATTATCGAGCTAATTGAGCTTGGTGTAGGTAAGAAATACAACACATTGTTCGATAATTACACCTCTGAATCAATTGCTTTTTCGGACGGCTCTGCGACTTTTGCCCCGGGCACTCATCAAATCCTAGTCGGCGTAGATAACTCCAAGGGAGCTTTGATTCGCGCTGTTGCTACCGGAGCTGAAAACGGTGGACAATTTGCTGTCCAACCTGATGACCAATTCCTCCAAAGAACCGACAAGGTTGGCTTCTATGGCTCGTTGGAAGAAGGCCGTATCTGTATCGACGCTCGTGCGTTGAGCGGTATTATCGTCTAATTTAATATAAAACGACACAACCCGCTGGAGAAATCCGGCGGGTTTTTTGTTTGACTTATCAATTTTTTTATATATAATTCTTTAGAATATATGAGCAAAAAAATTAAATTACAAGATTTAACTCAAACAGACGCTAAAGAAGAAAAAGGCACCCCAACAACACTAGATCAAATTTGGGGAGATACTGGTTTAGGTAAATACGGAACGAATAATTTTGAAGAATATAAAAATTATTTAAATTCTTTAAACAGAACAGACATCCACGCTCATGCTGTAAAAATTGGAATTTTGCCGATTGATAATCATGAAATTTTGATATCAAGACTACAGAGAGAATTCATGAGACACTCATCCTCGTTCATCACTCCCAAAAAGACCAAAGAAAAAAAGCAAAAAAATTCAAAAGATATTCTGCGCATTTTATCCGAAGGTAGATGATCTAGTGTAATTTCATTTAATGGCTAATCTAGTTAGACTTAAGCAAATAGATCAACCTGAATTATCTGGATACATAGTAGGGGTTACGGATCCCAAATATTACCCCGTTGGAAATCCATCTGGATATTTATCTTCTATTTCTTCTAACAGCAGCTTTACATCTTTAAGTGGTCAATTATACACGTCTAGCGGGACGCTAAACTCTAAGATAGATTCCGTTAGCGGAGTCTTAAGTAGCTCGACAGCTTCTAGCGGGACTTATTTAGAAGCTCGCATAACGACTCTAAGCGGGAATTTAAATACTGCTATAGTTAGTATTTCCGGAGTTTCTGATCAAGCTATATACGCTCAGTTTTTAGCAACCGGATTTCAGCCGGTGGTAAGCGGTGCATTAAGCGGAGAAAGAGCCGCTATGACCATCATCGTCACCGGAACAAGCGGCCAATTAAATACAAAAATATCAACCGTAAGTGGCAATTTAAATTCTAGAATAGCTTCTTTAGAAACTAATTTTGCAACGACTGGTAGTAATTTTGTAGATTTAATTTCAAACAGTCAAACAATTTTAGGAACAAAAACTTTTTCTAATAGAATTGGATTTAAACAAATAGATATCCTTCCGTATACTGGTAACTATACAAATCCCGGAGGTGAACATGGAATATTATTTACTCAATTTATAGATCAGAATCCTTTTTACGCTAGTGGCTTAGGCACTATCACGGGAGACTTCTTCGTTACTAAGCTTATGCAACCGAATAATATAGAATGCATCATTTCTTCTATGATTTATACAGGAGCTTACTAATATGGGAACTGTATATGGATCAATAGATGCCGGACGTGATTCTTGTGTTTTGTTGTATGATGTTTTTGCAAATTCTTACGCTGGAGAGCCTACAATTAATTTATTTTATCAACCACCGGGATTCGTTCAGTATTCTGGCACATATTATAACTCTGACTCTGAATCTTATTGTGGCGGCGGAAAATATAGAACATTTATTCATACCCAAAACCCTGTTCTTTTTCCAGCAGGCTCTCAAAAGATAACTGGGTATGTGGAATTCACTAGAACAAGTGGCTCAATTGATCAAGTATCTGCTGGACGTTTAACATTAAATACTAGCGGATTTTCTGATTTTTATTATTGCGACTTTGCTGAGTCTAGCGCCGGAAATGCTAAAATTTCTTATGAAGGTTTTGGTATTACTCCATTTTATTCTAACACTGGAAGATCATTCTATAAATTAAATTACTCAGAGAATTTAAATGGTCAAGGTAATTTTTTTGATAACGCCCCCGGACCTTATCTTCAAACTGATTCCATTTATAAATACAATTTCACAGGAACTCAAACAGATTCTTTTAGTAATAAACACGGTTTTACTATAAATATCGTTAGGGGAGAAACTTATTCTATCTCTACTGATATTTACGTTTCGACAGGTCACCCGAGAACCGGGTCGTTTCCTGTCGTAAGTTTAACCCCTAATCTTACTGGATCTTTCGCTACTATAACTGGCAGCTACGACGCGAACAGTAAAGGGACTTGGCAGAATTTTAAACAAAAAGTTTACGTCCCTTCCTCCTCGGACAGAGTAGTTAATTTCGCAAATTATTACGAAGTAAGCGTTTCGGCTAAAACAGCTTTGCACCCTTACTACGGAACTGGCTCTAGTGACAGTTTTAAAATCGGCACCGGCGAAAGCCCGACTTTGAATTTGTATAAAGGTTATAGTTATATTTTTTCTCAAACTAACTCTTCTAATTTAGACGATCAAATTTACTTATCTACAATTCCAAACGCGGGCGGCGAATCAAATTCTTATACTAATGGATTTTCTTACTATGGCAATAGAGGGTTCGATGGTTACGCTGCTTTTACAGTTCCTTACAACGCTCCATTGCTCTTGTATTATAACTCCATGAAGGTGGGGTCTTCTTATTTCGGCGGTAAAATAAATATTCTAGGCAGTTATAGCGTTGGGAATGTCGGAAACGTTGGCAACGGAGGCTGTGGTGGTAATGGCGGCAATGGTGGTAATGTTGGCTCGTCCGTCACTACAGAATCGTATGCTGTGTGTTTTGACCCGACGAGGTCTGAACTGTCGGCGCCTAATTTAAGCGGTGGATATATTCTATATAGGAACATGCAATTCGAAAAAAATAAACCCATGTTCAGAGGAATCATTCATCCAACAAAATTTACATCATCTTCTAGGACCGCTTATAACTCCTTGCTTGATTTAACCGCCAGAAATAACAATGCAAATTTAACACATGCAATGTTCGATTCGGATTCTTTCATTTTATTCGGAAATAAAACTAATTCATCAAATGGCGGAGTAATTGACATAAATTTAAAATATAATACATCAAAAACTTTTTCAATAGGAAGCTCGACCACTCAGTCTTATGATTTTTGGTTCAAGCAAACAGCTGCGTCTTTCAAAGCGGCTTATTTATTCTCTAGGTCTAGTGCCGTTTCGAGTGGTCTATTCCTAGAATACCAGGGGTCTCCTCAGTTGATTTTCGTTCAGGGCAAGGAAATTTATTTTAGCTTCACTTCTCCTAATGGTAAAATTTTATATGGATATTCTGACGGAGTTATTGAGCTTAATACTTTATATAATGTAGTAATTACTGTAAATGCACAATTCGCTACCGATTTAAAAGTTGACGTTTATTTAAATGGACGAATTACAACGGTCATCGTTTTAACAGCCCTTGAATTTCCGTCGGAATTTCTAGCAACAAGCTCGGCGGCTCCCGCAGGGAACGTCGGTAACGTCGGTAATGTTGGCTCCTTTAATAATAATACTAATTTTTATTGCATATCTTCTTACTCATCAAACGGAGAATCAAAAGCTTCACCAACCATTTCTTCCACGAGTAGTCAATTAAGAAAATCAACAAAACTTACTTGGGAAATCGTAGATCAAGCAATAGGGTATTATATCTATAGATCTAATTCGCCGTCTTTCGGTGATTATTCTTTGATAGCTAATATAACAAATCAAGACACCTTAAATTTTACTGATGATAATTTTCAAACTAAATTAGGTAAACCGAAAAATTTTTCTAATTTTGTTTACGATGCTGACGTCGTAACTTTAACAGACGATCTCGATGCTAAAACTTGCTTCGGAGATTATCCGACAACCACTCTAATCCCTAGTTATTTTGAAGGATACATTTATAGAATAGCAATTTATAAAACAAAATTAACATCAACTCAAGTATATAAAAATTACAATTCTTTCTTGTATAAATACATATCAGAAAGCCCAGCCACGATTGCGTCTCCTATTCAGCAAAGAAGTGTAATCTATAAAAGGGTGAGGAATTAATTTATGGCAATAACAAGGTATGCGGGAGATAAATTTTACGGTTTAGAGTCTGAAAAAGATATTCTTTTAACTCAAGTAATGGATGGGGCAACTTATTATTGCTCTGATTCTTTAATTATTTATATAAAAATAAGTGGTTTTTGGACAAAGACTACTGGGGCTTATTTATCTGGAGTGGGAACTCCTGGTGTTTTATCTAAATTTGTTACAAGTGATACTCTGGCTAATACAACAGCTCCGATATTTGAATCTGGTTCTAACGTTGGAATAGGAACAACAACGCCAATTTCAAAATTAACGATTGGAGCTTCTGGGTCTACCGTCGCAATTAATGGATTAACTTTTGGTGTTGATCCTGCATCTAATTTATATAGAAGCGCCGCTTCCACCATCAAAACGGATGGAAATTTTTACGCATCGGGTAGTGGTAATTTCATAAGCGGAGTTTACTCTAGCGGAAACATTGTAGTGACGGGATCCGTAGTGAGACCTACTGAAACTGGAGTCTTTGCTACGGCGACGAATCTCGCGTCAACTGGGTCAACCTTGACTACCTCAATCACAAGCTTGAGCGGAACTTTAACGGGTGGTTACGCTACTATAGCAAATCTCGCGTCAACTGGTTCGACGTTGAATGCTAAGGTCGATACTCTTAGCGGTTATGCGAATACTACGTTTGCTACGATTACAAATCTTGCG